AACAATACCCCTATTGTCTTTTTGAACAATACCCCCCTTGTTATTTTGAACAACACCCCCCTTGTTAAATTGCATCGTTATTCGGATAATTCTTTTTTCAATTTCTTTGGTATTTTCCTTGTAAAAACATTCAGTTTTTAAATACCCTTTTTTTTCTAAATCCGAAAGCAATCTTGACACACGACCAGAGGACTTGGTTACACCCAAAATAGATGAAAAATATTCGTTTGTGGCATAACATTCATCATCAATGTTTGTTAAATTGCTTATTAATCCAAGCAATATCTTCTGGGCGTGGTTAATATCCTTTGCCAACAAGACTTTTGCGTGAATAACGACTGCCCAATTTTGCTGAATTTCAATCATAATTTTACTTTTAATATTTTTTCAATTAATTTAATTTCGTTATCTCGGAACTTATCCAGCCCGTTTTTTTTCCTTGAAAATGCAGAATCGGTCATACTTACTCCGCTTTCTCTCATTTTTTGCAAAATCCAAGTTTGCGTTCTGCCGTCTTTTGCCCGGTCAATTTTTTCCTTTAATGTCAAGTTTTCCATTTTTTTTATTTGTTTATGTTTTCGTATTGCTCTATTGCTTTAAAGATTTGATAAACCACTTGCGATACTATTGCGTTACCTGCTGCTTTGATTGATTCGTTTCTCCATTTAGAAAAGGTAATTCCGTCCAATCGGGAGGAAAGCCCATCATTTCGAGAACAAATAGGGGATTGAGTTGGGAAGCTATCCCATCCTCCAATAAGCCTATAGTTCCCAATCTCCTTAATACTCTGCCCCCCTTGTCTAACTTTTTGGCTTGTTTTGGTGTTAATTGACTGTCCCGAAATTCTTGAGCCGTTGGGGTGGGGAGTAAGCCATTCATTGCTTTTGTCGGTAAATCGTCCGATTCCCCCTTGTATCCCCTGCCTTGCGCTCCTTTCCAATCTCTTGCTTGGCAAGTAGGCAACAAACCAAACCCTATCCCTTCTGTGGGGAGCGTTGACGGATACAGCTGGCAGTACATACGGCCATACTTCGTACCCCGCAGCTTCCAAGTCAGTTTGCACCTCGTGGAATACCAATCCCCCTGACCAATTAACAAGGCCGAGAACGTTTTCGCCCACAACCCAACGTGGTTGAATTTCTCTAATTGCTCTAAGCATTTGCGGCCAGAGGTGGCGTTCATCTTCCTTTCCTTTTCGCTTTCCGGCACTTGAGTACGGTTGGCATGGAAATCCCCCTGTGAGGATGTCAATTTTTCCTCGGTGAATAGTGAAGTCTGTTTTAGTGATGTCATGATATGAAATTGCTTTAGGCCAATAATAATTAAGTACTTTTTTACCAAACTCATTCCATTCGCAATGGAATACGTTTTCCCATCCCATCCGTTCGGCAGCTAAATCGAAACCGCCCATCAGATTCCCGAGAACAAGCTACCATGCGTAATGGTGCCACACTCTCGGGAAAATTTATTTTTTTCGTTTAACATTTATTGTTGGTTTATTTGTTTTTAATCTTCTTTTTTTATCATATTTTCTATGGTTTCATATATTTGACAAATGTAGTATTATTTAATTGTAAAAATAATTTTTTTTATTAAATTAATTTAATTACTTTTGTTCTATGAACAGCACAATTATCCGTAAGAAAAAGCGTTGTATTACTTGCTTTGATATGACTTATATTTTTAGTAAGGGTAGGTGTAAAAGTTGTGCGACCATTGAAGATACACAAAAAAGAATTGAAGATTATGAGGATAGTGATGATAGGGAAAGTTTTTCAAATCTTGTATCTGATTTAGACCAAGTTTTTTCAGTTTACATTAGAATAAAATACGCTGACACAAGTGGAATGGTAGAATGTTTTACTTCGGGGAAAAAGTACCATTGGAAGCAAATTCAATGTGGACATTTCATATCCAGAAGCAATTTATCTACAAGGTGGTTAGAGTTGAACTGTAGACCGCAAAGTGAACACGATAATTGTATGCTGAATGGGAACTTGTCAGTATTTGAAAATAAGCTGAATGAGGAAAAAAGTGGAACAGTAGATTATTTAAGAGAAATATCAAGACAAATATCAAAACCAACTATCAGTGAGCTTAAATCTTTGATTATTGAATATAGGTCAAAGGTGAATCAAGCAAAAAAGAAGTTTTTGCAGGGATAATCTCTGAGTTGGTATTTTGAACACAATTAAAACAAAAATTTCTAAACTAATCTAAAATTAACAAATGTATAAAATTTATAAATACTCAATACCTACAAAAGAAAAATATATTATTGAGTTACCTAAAGATTCCAAAATAATAAGAGTAGAAGATGTTGATGGTCTATTCTTTTTGTGGGCAATAGTAAATACAGATGAAAATCATCCAAAAGAAAAAAGATGCTTAGAGTTTTATAAAACAGGTCAAGTTATTGAAACTCCTATTAATAGACTTAATTATTTAGGCACTTGTAAGCTTTTTATTATGCAGGAATTGTGTCTTTATGTTTTTGAAAATACATTTGAAACAGCTCAAATAAATTCACTATGAGATACGGTGAACTTCCAAAACCATTAGGAATATTTGAAGTAGAATGTAATGAAATGATGTTCTATCAATATTTGCCTATAAAAATGATAGAGCAAACACAACCAATTTATGAGGAACGCTTAAGGTGCTTTGATAAATTGATTGGTGCAATTTGTTGTGATTATATAGGTGAATTTGGGTTAGATAATTATGTAAATTCATACGTTTATTTAACTGCAAAACATCTGTATCAAATGCCTAATTGTTCTTTTAACAGAACTGGATGGCACTCTGATGGGTTCTTAACTGATGATATAAATTATATTTGGTGCGACAAGTACCCTACAATTTTTAATAGAACTGAATTTGAATTGCCATTAGATGATTTGCTTTCGATGGAGGAAATGGAAAACCAAGCTATGCCTTTTCATAATGTTACATATGGAGAAAATCGGTTATTGCGATTAAATCAATATAACATACATAAGGTTGCCTCTGTTACAGAAGTAGGAATGAGAACATTTTTGAAGTTATCATTTAGTAAAGACAAATATGATTTAATTGGTAATTCTCATAATTATTTGATAGATTATAATTGGGGAATGAAAAATAGAAAAGAACATCGTAATATTCCGCAATCAATACTAAACTCTTAATAAATGGTAGAGCAAATTTTCCTTCCAACTTCTCAAAACCCATGCGTTGTTCAAGTGAACTACGAAAACGGAGATATATCCTTTTATCCAGCGGAAAGCAAACAAGAAGCACTTGCATTGTATAAGGGTAAAATTGTAGCGATATTCAAACCAAAAGAATTAAAATAAACAATTTCTATCTAACTATGGCATTTTATTATTGTTATTTTAACAGATTTGGTTTTTTTAGAATTTTTGGCATTGGATTGTATTGGAAAGATACAGGCACTCACTCATTGTCTTTTAGCGAAAGAAACGGGTATACAAAAGGCATAAAAATAGGTAATTGGTATTTGGGGGTTTTAAAAAAATTTTAATTTAATTAAATAAATTAATTAAATTTACAAAAAAAATCGCTATGGCAAAAAAATCATTGGCATTTGTTCTCCAAAATTTGGAAGTAAACGAATCCGTTGAAGTAAACTACGGCTATATGGTAGTTATGGTAACTGTTAGCCGGGTAAAGAAAGAATTTGGTAATTCAGACAAGAAGTTTGGTGTTTTGAAAGTTGATGAAAAGGTTACAAGCGTTAAGCGACTGAAGTAATCTGGTGTAAGTTTTAAGGTGTATTTTTTAACTTTTAATATTTTTTTATGACTGTACAAGAGTATGCAAGAAATTTGATTGGTTTTGGAATAAATTCTCCTCAACACAAAGATTGGATTAAAACAAAGAAGTCAGAAGTAACAGGTACTGAATATCAGTTTAACGACATTGAGTTGATTGAAGATTTGATGGATTATTTCTTTCAATGGAATTATCGTATTGTTGACACTAAAATAGTCAGCGATAAGGTGGGCTTTTCTGTTACCGTTACGGTTGAATTATCATATTTGAAAAAAGCTACAGAACCACAAAATTTTTGCAAAAACAGTGCTGTTTATGGAATAGCAAGTGAATATGCTGCCAACACAAAACAATTAACATTGATTACTCCAAAAGCCGCTTCTATGGCTTTTAAAAATGCAGCAAAGAAAATAGGCAAAGTATTTGGTAAGGACTTGAACAGGGGAATAGAAAACAACGAATTGCCCGTAGTCCAAGTAGAAAAAGAATCAAAGAAAACTACTAAAGAAAAGATTTTAGAGCAGATTAGCAAATGCACAACTGCTGATGAGTTGGAAACATATAAGCTGCTATGTATGTCAGATGTAGAGCTGAAAAACGCATATCAAGAAAAACTTCATTCAATTATAAAGAAATACAAATACAATGTTTGAAAACGTAAAAATAAGATGTTCTTCTTTGGGTAAATTAATGACAGAACCCAAAAGTGTAGCAGACAAAAACGCTGGGGCTTTGTCCGAAACTGCAAAAACAATGCTTGTAGAAGTTTATGCAAAAGCTGTGTATGGCAGGGAAAAAGAAGTACAATCAAAGCCAATGAAAAAGGGCGTATTGGTAGAAGATGATTCT